GGGGTCCTAACGTGAAGCAGCTCTCGAAGACCCACTTCAACGAACGGCTGAACGCCCTCTTCACTGAGCGGTCTTCGTGGATCTACCACTGGAAGGACATCTGCGCCAATATCAGTCCGCGTTCCGCCCGCTTCCTGCGCACCGACCGCAACCGGGGCGACGTGCGCGCCACGTCCATCATGAACAACACCGCGACCATGGCGCTGCGAATCCTGACCTCAGGCATGATGAGCGGGATCACCAGCCCGGCCCGGCCATGGTTCAAACTCCGGACGGCGAATCCGGACCTGAACGACATCTCAGAGGTGCGGATCTGGCTGGACAACGCCGAAAAGGTCATGTCCGGGATCTTCCTCAAGTCCAATCTCTACACCAGCTTGCCGGTGGTCTACAAGGACCTGGGCATGTATGGCACCTCCTGCATGGTGATCCTGGAGGACGCGGACAGCGTCATCCACTGCATGAACTTCCCCATCGGTTCCTACATGCTGGGCACCAACGACAAGGGGCAGGTGGACACGGTCTACCGGCAGTACATGATGACCCCGGCCCAGATCGTCAAGCAGTTCGGCCGGCCCAAGCCGAAGGACCCGAACGCCCCACTGAAGCCGGAGGGTCCCGTCCCGGCCGATGACGACATCGACTGGAGCAATATCAGCCCGGGCGTCAAGAGCGCCTACCTGAACGGCAACAAGGACGCCTGGTTCGACGTGGTCCACGTCATCGAGCCCAACCAGAACCCCGATCCGTCCAAGCTGGACGCCCGGTTCAAGCCCTACCTCAGCGTCTATTACGAGGTGGGTGGCGAGCCCGAGTCCTTCCTTAGCGTCGCCGGATTCAACGAGTTCATCGCTGTCTGCCCAAGGTGGGAGCTGACCGGCGAGGATGTCTACGGCACCAGCCCTGCCATGGAAGCGCTTGGCGACACCCGCACCCTGCAGCTCAAGGAGAAGCGCGGCGCCCAGTTGCTGGACAAGTTCTCGAATCCGGCCATGGTGGCGCCCAGCACCCTCCGGAACAAGATCAGTTCCGTGCTGCCCGGGGACGTGACCTACGTGGACCAGATGGCCAACGGCCAGACCTTCCAGCCGGCCTACCAGATCCCCAACCCTCACCAGCAGGACCTGAGCGTCAGCATCCAGCGCGACGAGGCACGGATCAACACGGCCTTCTATAAGGACCTGTTCCTGCTCATCGCCAACGATGAGCGGTGTGGGATCACCGCAACCGAGATCGCGGCCAGGCAGGAAGAGAAGCTCCTGGCGTTGGGCCCGGTCTACCTCCGGCTGAATGACGAGCTCCTGGATCCCCTGGTCGAGCGGACCTTCAGCATCATGATGCGCAACCACCTGCTGCCGCCGGCGCCTCAGCAGATGCAGGGCCAGGAACTGACGGTCGAGTACATCAGCATCATGGCCCAGACCATGAAGGCCATCGGCATGTCGGGCATCGAGAAGGTGACCGCCTACGTGCTTGGCCTGCTCCAGGCTGATCCCACCGCTGTGGATGCCATCGACTTCGATGAAGCGATCCGGGCCTACGCCGATATGGCGGGCACCCCGTCCAAAGTGATCCGGGACGTGGTCATGGTCGCCCAGATGCGCGCTCAGCGCCAGCAGCAACAGCAGGCCCAGGCCCAGATGCAGATGATGCAGCAGGCCGCTGATGGAGTGCACAAGCTCGGCACCACCCCGGCCGACCCTTCCACCGCCCTCGGGCAGATCGTCTCCCAGATGAGGCAGAAACCAGGAGCCGCGGCATGAACTCGGAACCCCATACCTGGAACGTGAAGCGGGATGTGGACCTCAGCCACCTGCTGATGACCCTTATGACCCTGGGCGCGTTCTTTGGCTGGGCACTGCACCAGGAAGCCCGCTTTGTGGCGGCTGAATCGGCCATCACCCAATTGAAGGGGAACCAGGCCGAAATCCTCAACCTCATCAATCAGCAGCACACCGAGACACGCCAGGACATCAAGGATGTAAGCGCCAAACTGGATGCCCTGATCGGCCGGAGGCAGAAGTGAGCGACGAAGTCCACAACGCCTCAGATGAGGCCCAGGTCAAGGGGCGGCGCAAGCAAGAGAACCTGCGTGCCGTCCAGGATGCTGCGGATCTCAACTGGGTCATGGCCGACCCGCGCGGTCGGCGCTTCATGTGGCGACTCATGGGCTTCTGCGGGATTCACCAGGACAGTTTCAGTACCAACGCCTTGACCATGGCGAACGCCGAGGGACGCCGCAAGGTTGGCCTCTTCCTCGAAGTCGAAACCCTCACCGCCTGCCCGGGATCCTTCCTGGCGATGCAGGCCGAAGCTCAGAAGGAGAGCGCATGAGCGAAGAAACCACCACGGCTGCTGCCACAACCACAGACAGCGCAGCTGCGGCCACTGGCACGACCATTTCCACCGGCGCTGCCGCCGGCGTGCCGAAAACCACCACCACCGAGGGCACGAAGACTCCCGAGGAGATCGCCGCTGAACAGGCCGCCAAAGCGGATGCGACGCCTGCGGTTCCCGAGAAATACGAGTTCAATCTGCCCGAAGGCATGCCTGTGGACACCGAGGGCCTCGCTGCCTTCGAACCCATCGCCAAGGATCTCAAACTCACCCAGGAACAGGCCCAGAAGCTGGTGGACCTCCAGGTCGCGGCAGTCACCCGGCAGCAGGAGGCCCAGCAGGCCCAGGTCGCCCAGTGGCTCACCGACCTCAAGGCCGACAAGGACCTGGGCGGCGCGAACCTCAGCACCACTGCCAAGAACAGCTCCATGGCGGTGGAACGCTTCGGTGACCAGGCACTCAAGGACCTGCTGAACACGACCGGGCTGGGTAACCACCCCGCCTTCGTCCGCTGGGCCGCCAAAGTCGGCGCCGCCATGGCTGAAGACAAGGTGATCCCCGCCGGCGGCCCCACCGGAACCAAGAAGTCCGCTCCCGACGTGATGTACGACAAGACCCCTCCCAGGTAGTTCAACCCCGAATCCTCAACCTCCTTTGCCGGATAACTACCGGCCCCACAGGAGAACCAAATGGCCACTCTTCCCTCCAAAGCGGGTGCTGTCACCCTCATGGACTTCGCCCGCAGCATCGAACCCGACGGCAAGGTTGCCCGGGTGGTCGAAGCCCTCAACCAGACCAATGAAGTGCTCACCGACATGGGCTGGATCGAGGGCAACCTGCCCACCGGTCACCGGTCCACGATCCGCAACGGCCTTCCCACCGCCATCTTCCGCCAACTCTACCAGGGCGTGCCGGCCAGCAAGTCCAGTCGGATCCAGGTGGATGACACCTGCGGCATGATCAATGCCCGGGCCGAGGTGGACCAGGACCTCGCCGAACTGAACGGCAACGTGGGCGACTTCCGCTACAGCGAGGCCATGGCCTTCCTGGAAGCCATGAACCAACTGTTCGTGTCCACCCTTTTCTACGGCAATACCAACTCCAGCCCGCAGTCCTTCATGGGCCTGACGCCCCGCTACTCCGCCATCTCCGCTGGCGGCCCGAACAAGCAAAACATCATCAACGCCAACGGCGCGACCAGCAACGCCCAGAACAGCGTCTGGCTGGTGGGCTGGGGCGAGACGACCGTCACCGGGATCTTCCCCAAGGCCTCCAAAGCGGGCATGACCCAGGAAGACCTGGGCCTGATCGATGCCTTCGACGGGTCCAACAACCGCTACCGCGCGTACGCCGAACTGTGGAAGTGGAAGTGCGGCCTGGCGGTGCGCGACTGGAGGTATGCCGTCCGCATCTGCAACATCGACCAGGCCGGGCTGGTCGCCGACACCACCGGCGCCACCTACAAGCTGATCGAGTACATGATCCGCGCCATCAACCGCATCCCCAGTCTGGGCATGTGCCGGCCGGTGTTCTACGTGAACCGCACGATCAAGGAAATGCTCTCGATCCAGGCGATGAACAAGAGCACCAACGCCCTGAAGCTCGAAGAGGGTGCCGACCAGTTCACGGTCAAGTTCATGGGCATCCCCATCCGCCTATGCGACCAACTGCTCAGCACTGAGGCCGTCGTCAGCTAGACCCGCTCTGCCGGGTGCGG